GCCATGCGAAAGTGGCCCTGCTGATACTCCGCCACATCAGGTGTAGGCTGGCAGAAGTACCGCTGATCCTGACCGGTCTTGCGCATGCGGCAGGTCGCTGGCTTCCACACGTTGAACTCAACGGCGCCAGCATGAGCGAGCGCAACGGCAGCCAAGTTGGACAGGGGCATCGGAGTAGATGGGTTCGATTCACACCACATCACATAGCCTCCTGTCGTAGTAGTGCCGCACAGAGGGCGGTACTCGAACTCAGCCTGCTGGACGACAAACTTGTCCCAGACTTGGCCGTAGGGGACCAGGGGGCCAGGGTCGATAATACCGGGATTGATCGGCAAGTCGAAAATCGTCTGACCGGCGGTGTAAGTGCCGGCGATCTGGCCGATGAGAAACTCGGCAGTGATCTCAAGACTCTTGGTCGTGCCTTTGATCTTGCCAGGGCGACTCGCCTTGGTGGGCATGGAGTAGGCGATCGCAGCGCCGGTGGGGTTGTTGCTGCGACCCTTAAGGTTGCCGGTCTTGGGCTGGCCGGTCTTAGACTGCTTCTTGGAGCTCATTTTGGCGCTCTTCTTTTGGGTAGAGCCCTTACCCTTTGATCCATGCATCATGTGGGGGTCGTACCTAGGAAAACCCCCCTCGAGCCCGGTGTGCAAGTGCACCCACCATCGATGAGGTGGCGGAACATGCGCGCGGTGCGACCGGTCGGTAGAGTGCAGGTACATACAGTAGGCCAGGAGATGTTCGCGCAACGGAGGGATGGGGTAAACTTCCTTGAGGATACCGATGGCGCGAGCATACTCCTCCATGAAGCCGTGTGAGGAGGACCAGTGGAGCGAGTCTAGGAACTTACGACAACGGGGGTTACGAACGAACTTGCCCGCCATCATAACTGAAGTGGCTCCACAATACTCAACTTGAGCAATGTCTGTGACGACTTCGGCGATTTTTACGTCCATGCCGAGTCGAGTCCACACCTCGAAAGGGGACGTCTCACAATCTGTGTCAACGACAGAGTCGTCTCCAATCAAGTGCTTAACCGTGTC